CCAGTATTGACGTTACCAGCCAAGTTAGAAATGGTCATATTAAGACCAATCATCGAAGGCGCAGCAGAACCAATAGTTGTGCCACCTTGGGTGGTTACAACAGCCGCTTTAAATACAGTATCTGGGTCGTCGGTTACGATGGCGTATCCGTCTCCAGCTAAAGTCGAAGCAGGCCAGTTTTGGGCAAAACGCTTTTGCTTGGACACCGGGTCTGTATAAGAACAGCCTAAGAAAATACCCACAGCGCCGTACCCAGCCGCACCAGTGGAGGCAGAGCCACCATCAGTAACTGCTAAACGGGTAACGAAACCGCGAGTGATTGCTACAAAATCGCCGTAAAAAATGTTGGTGGCATATCCATATTGGATTGGTACATTACGAGTAGAACCCGCAAAGACCTGTCCACCAATCAAGTTTACCGGCTTCAGTCCGTAAGGACCGCTTATCGTCGGAAAAGCCATTTGAGACTCCTTGTTAAATTAAGAACCAGAACCAAAAGTAACCTTCGAGCTACTCTCTTTAAAGAGTGGCATTCTTGGGTCATTTTCTCTCATTAAATTGTTATCTACAGCATCCATCTGGGCTTTGTTTTGGTTGGCATAGTGTGCCGCCCGCTGTTTCATAAACTCAGTTGGAATACTACATAACATCAATCCGCCAATTTCGATGTTGCCTTTAAAGCGACCTTCTTCAGTGGCGTGCATTTGCAGCTCAGGATATTCTTCCGCTTTGCAGGGCTCCCATCCTTCGCGCATTTTTGAAGAAATGTTTTGAGCATCGGCAGAACCCAACATGCTGGTGCGTACCCATCGATGCGTAATTCCTTCCCGTGGTGTTGGAGACGGTAAAGTCTCAGGCACTTTCCAAGACGTAGGTCTTGAAGAGATAACACGAGTTTCGGATTCACGACTTTTGCGATTTTGTACTGCTTCAGACATTTGATTTCTCCAATTTCATTTTTTCAATTGCATATTGTTCAGGGGTTATCCCCAACCTTTTTGCGGTGATGAGGGCGGTCGTGCTGAGCCTGATTTTGTTAGAGGCAGTGCTACGAACGGCTGGTGCGACCACTGTGCTGGATCGTGGTTTCTGAACTTCAGCCTTTGAAACTTTTTCTTCAATCACTTCACCCAATTCCTCGGGGAAGCGTTTACGCATTGTTTTGTCCAATGTCGCATAATATTCGTCAGAACCGAGCACAACACCGTTGGTTTTAAGCTTTTCGTGTAGGCCTAAAGCCGTGGCTGTCATCTCTGGATCACTACCAAACCACTTATTGCGCTCTTGCCACGCAGTTGCTTTGGGGTCTGGCGCCGATACAGATTGGCGCTGCTCAGGTACGGGTTGTACCTTAGTTTCTTCTTCTTGTAAAGCGGTTGGTTTAAAACTTTGCGCGCGCATAAGCCGAATGTTGGCTTCTTGCATCTTTTGCTGGGCTTCAATAATCTTATCTGTGTCGCCTTCTTCAAGAGCTTCTTTGTAAGATTTCTTGGACATTTCAAGTTGTAATGAGGCCGATGTTTGTACGGACTCCACATACTCTTTTTCGCCAACAGAGATGAGATTACGCATACGTTTGTTCTCATCGCCAACTCGTTTGGCAAAGTCAATTGCCTCTTGTTGTTCACGTAACGCGCGCTCTTTTTCGCGGCGTTCATCATGGTAAACCTTGCGCATCTGAACCATCTTTTGACGAACTTCTTCGTCGTATTGCATGAGCTCATCTTTATCAAGCTTTTCGACTATCTCCTTGGGCATCGGCGTTTTATCACGATCCTCTTCAGGGGTATCGTCGAAAACCTCGATCTCAATTTCGTTTTCAGCTTTTGTCGCCTCTTCACTATCCTGTTCGTGAGGTAGTTTGTAATCATCCATTTGTCGGACTCCTTATGCCGCGCGGCTGATGCCACGGGGATCTTGCACAACGGCTTCGACAGAATCGTCATTGATGATTCTAAATTCTCGGCCATGAATTTTCAGACGGGTGCCTGAATTGGGGCGGCAAATGACAAAGTCACCCACCTTGCAGCGCGGACCAGTTGGAAACCGAGTTTTGTCTTGGTATGCTTCTGGGCCTAACTTAACTACAAATAGCACCGGGGTTAGCACCTCTTCGTAATGCATAGTTTGGCTGTCTTTAATGATTCCAATCTCGCTGTCGGCATACTCCTCCATTGCTTCTGGGACTACGCATAACAACATAAACCCCGAGGGGTCTGGCAACTGCTTGGCTTTCTCTTCGTTGGATCGATTGAGGATCCCCGTCAAGTCAACGGCAGCCGTATCAAATTCAGTCATCTGATTCTTCCATTTTTTGTTTCAGGTCTAATACGAATCCCCTAGCGGTCAGCAGACCTTTAATCTCTCCGCAGGTTCCTTTGTACTCCTCGAAAGTTGATGCTCGGCCTTGGCTGAGCCCCTCTTGGAGAAACATAGCTCTTTCATCCAGTTGTTTGATTAGGACTTCAAGTGCTGTCATTTTTCACCTTTTGTGGGTTGCGACTTTACTTTTTCAAGCATTGCCGTTTTTAAACCATCGGCCATTAATTGTTTTGCCTGTGTGGTTCTTTGGTTCTCCTGTTGTGATACGTGCTTAAGGGCGTCTGCTTTTAGGCGTCCGACCTCTAGTTTGCGATCATTTTGAAGTCTTGCAACATTGCCTAACGCAGTGACTTTTGTTTGTGCCATTGAGGTTTGGGTTTGTGCTGCTATGCGTTCGCGCTCAACCTGTATTTGCGCCTGCTTGAGGGTCGCATCTGTTTGGTCTTTTTGAGCCTTACGCTGTTGCTCAGCCTGTTTGATTTGCAACTCTTGCTGTTGCATTTGAATCATTGGGTCTTGAGCTTGTTTTTGCGCTTGTTGTTGCGCTGCTTGAGCTTGGTTGTTTTGCAGTAACTGTTGTGCAGCCTGCGCCAACAACGGAGCCAATCTTGCTTCCACTTGGGGATCCATATTAATATCTTCGCCAGACGCATCTTTTTGCGGAGGCAAACTCATTCCCAACTGGAGTTCAATTTGTTTACGGTACTCGAATCCTAAATGCTCATTAATATGGTTAAGCATAGCCGCTTGCAACATAGGCGCCTGTGGGTTGCCTTGTAACAATTGCATGATTTTAGGGTCTTGCATTGAGGACATGTGGACCATAATATGGGCCTGATGATCCTGATACATAAACGCTTTTACGGGTTTATTCATCAGTACGTTTTGGTTTTCAGATACAGGGTCTTGAGGCTTTTGATCATCGTCCATTGGAATTAATTTAGACGCATTCTTTACGCCTAAAACCTCCAACATTTGACGGTGTAATAGTGGCATGTTGTACATCTGTGGCGCCGTTTGGGCGAGTTGTAAAACAGCCTGATACTGCACAATCTTTTGAGCCATTGTGGCCGCATTAGGATCTGATACTGGAATAATATCAACGTGATCGTAGTCCGATTGCTTAGCCTGACGGGTTCCGTCTTCTGGGTCGTAAGAGTAATCAGGCGGCGTGTAATCCCTAATAATGTCTTTTAATAATCCCAATTCTTGTTTCATGGCGTTATGCAGTCTTGCCTGCACAGCGCTCATTACTTTTAAGGTTCTTTCTAATATGGCAAGCGTCGTTCCTACTGGAGCTTGGCTGGACATATCAGATATTTGTAAGTCAGCAATATTAGCAAATCTGCGACCATCTTCAATAATTTGATTCATCAAAGCCAATAACGTTTGACTTGGCTCCTTATAGGGGAGCGTCATTAAGTTATCTTTAATAGTGCCGCTTGGAACATCCACATCCCTAAATTCTCCAGGCGCAATCGGTGTGTCATCTCCTTTAACTCTTAAACCCCTAGCTTTAAATCCGCCTGGTAAGTTAGAAAGAGTACCCGCATCCACAAGCTGGCGCAGCAAAGATGTTCCCGATTTAGCAAACGCACCAACCAAATGAATCAATCCAAAATGGTAAAACCCAAATCCTGGTATGTATCCATAATGGACAAAGTGGGAACGCTTCTTACATAAAGCATCGCTCTTTTTCCAGTTTCTTCTAATGGCCAATACCTTGTTACTAGATTTGTCGATGGTTACTATATAAGGAATAGCAATCCCTGTGGGCTCTCCATCTTCATCTTCATGCTCATAACCTTTAAGATCAAGGTCAACGTTCATCTCTAATATCTTGTGTCTATCGTCTGTCGTCGCTCTAAATCCCAGCTTTTCAGCAATCTTCTTTTCAACCTCGTCCAGAACGGTATCGGGCTCACCCAAATCTACATCTCTCCAAAAGCCAGCAACTTGTAGGCGGCGTACATCGTTTTCTGTTTTGCGCATTACGTGTGTAATACGTTCAGCAGTCTCTAAGTTACTTGCGCCATAAGGGACAACTAAGTCCTCGGCCGGCACGAAGATTGATGTTTCACGTTCAAGGTTAGGATCGTAATAGACCTTTTTAAAACCGTTGCCCGATAACCCTACGCCCCAAAGTAAGCGCTCATGCTCAGGTCTAAACTCGATATTTTTGTCGGTTAATCTGTAATTCATATCCGTTGCGACGCGCGCAGCGGCTTCTTTTTTCTCAGGCGTTTCTTTTCCAACAATCTGAGTCTTAACTGGACCCATCGCTGGGAACGTCTCCATCATCATCTCAGACTGAAACTTAACTAATGCTTCAGCCAATAAAGGATGGTACACACCGCAGGCGCCCTCCCAAGGCTCAGATCTGGTTTCAATCTTAAGACCCAATAACTCTAGGCCATCAACATAAGTTTGAATCCAATCTTTTCTGGAGGATAGATCCTCCTCAAAATCTCCAACCAATTCGGCGGCTAATTCTTGAAGTTCATCTTCAGCAATATGTTCGGCCAAGTTATCATTAAACTCATCATCCATATCAATTTCCAATCCATCCATACTAATATGTACAGCAGTTGGATCTTCTATTTCAATTTCAATGTCTGGACCTGTCAAGGACTCTAATCCTTGGGGCGCTTGGTATAAACTTTTTTCCATTTTTAATCCTTAAATTAATTTTTTTCCGCCAACCAAAGGCCTGTCTATCATCCCGCCTTTTTTTAATTTTAACGGGTTAAGACTATGTTGCAGATTATCTACCCCAGGTGTATATCCGCCACGCATTGGCAAATTTTGCATTAATCTTGCTGGCTTTGGGTGTACTTCAGTTATTGCATTACCCCAATGAGCATCACCCTTACTTCCTTTTGGACTAGCGGCCGTGGGTCCAAACTCAACTGGGGATAGGCCAACTTGTGGTTTGGGCGAATAATCAACCCGAGTAAGTACTTGATCTTTCTTATAATTTATTTTGTCATTTACTTTTTGATCTTCAGCGGATTTAATTAATAACTTGCCTGTGCTTTTTCCTTTATCATCCGTTTCTGGAACGGCATAGGTGGAAATGTTTTCATCTCTAAACCAACCAGCCGCAGAGTTAACAGCCCGTGGTTCTAAATACAACGTCTTATATGATCGGCCTTGTACTTCATGCGGTGTATCAGGCATATCAGATGGCGCTCGATATCC